TCGACGATCCGATCAAGGACTACGAGGAGGCATACTCTCCCGTCATCCGGGAGAAGGTGTGGAACTGGTACGCCTCCGTCGCCCTGACCCGTGTACGCAAGGGCGGCGCGATAATTGTGATACAGACACGCTGGCACGCCGACGACCTGTCGGGACGGATCCTCAAAAAAGCGCAGGAGACGGGCGAGCACTGGGAGATCGTTTCCTTCCCGGCGATCGCGGAGGAGGACGAGCCGTACCGAAAGAAGGGCGAAGCCCTGTGGCCCGCGGGGAAGCCCCTCCACGAGCTTCTCATGGTCAAGGAAACGCAAGGCTCCATGAAGTGGCAGTCCCTCTACCAGCAGAAACCTCCGCGGGAGCAGGGGAACATCTTCAAGCGGGAGTGGTTCCGTCCGCATCGCGGCGAGCCGCTCGGTGATCGCATCCGCCTGACGCAGATCTGGGATACCGCCCACAAAACGAAGAAGCAGAACGACTACTCGGTCTGTGTGACGCTGGATCTTCGCACGGGCGGGCTGTTCATCCGCAACGTGTGGAGGGAGAGGGTCGAGTACCCGGATCTGAAGCGCAAGGCGGTCCAGTTCCAGGAGGCGTGGAAAGCCGACGAAGTGTGCGTCGAGGACAAAGACGCAGGCGCCATGCTCATCCAGGAGTTGCAACGAAACACCTCCCTGCCGGTGATCGCGCTGGAGGCGGACAAGGACAAGGTACTGCGGGCGCACGCTGCGACGCCGATGTGCGAGGCGGGCCGGGTGTACTACGACGCCGACGCTCCGTGGGTAGAGACGCTCTTCGAGGAACTGATGGCGTTCCCATCCGGGGCACATGACGACCAGGTAGACGCACTCGTGCATGGCATCAACCGCTTGAAGGACCTCGGCGTGTTTCTCCCGGACATCGATTCCCTCATGGTCGATACCGGGCATCGGTCGATCGGGCAGGATCTCGAACTCCCCCTCTGAAAAAAAGGAGAACTGATGTGAGCGAACTCCTCGGGGCTCTGCTCCGCGGCATCGAACGAGATGCGGTCGTAGCCGCCCGTCAATCGGTGCTCTATGACCACCGTGGGCGGGAGATCCAGTACGCGGCCCAGGTAATTGATCCGGCGCCGTACCGCGGGGAGACCGCGACCTCCGTCGACGACATCTATGGGCTGCAATGGATGAGCCAGTCGTGGCGGTACAACCCCGACATGCTCGCCTTGAAAAAAGGCGGCCTGAAGATCTACCACGAGATGCGGCTGGACGACCAGGCCAAAGCCGCTTTGCACCTGAAGAAATCCGCGATCCTGCATCCCGGCTGGCAGATCGAGGGGGACGACGATCAGCTCCGGGAGTTCGTCGAGCACGTTTTTTCCGCGATGGACGGCACGATCGAGGACGCCGTCCGCAGCATCCTGTCGGCCTACGACTACGGCTTCTCGCTGCACGAGAAAGTCTATGAGTACATCGAGGACGGCCTATTCAAGGGGAAGATCGGCATCCAGGCGCTCAAGCAGAAATCCCCCACGCGGATCCTGTTTAAGACGGACGATTACGGCAACCTCCTGCCGGACGGTATCGTACAGGTACAGCGCACGGGCGAGTTGCGAGGCATGCCCATTGAGAAGTTCATCCTGCACACCTACCAGAAGGAATTCGACAACCATTACGGCGAGAGTGATCTTCGCGCGGCCTACCGATTCTGGTTCCTCAAAGTAAATTTCTTCCGGTACTGGGGGATGTACCTGGAGCGGTTCGGGATCCCGCTGGCGATCGGAAAATCAGGGACGTCGACGCTGTCGCCCACGGACCAGGAGAAGTTCCGCAAGCTCGTGGCGAACCTTCAGGCGGGAATGAGCGCCGTACTGCCGAAGGACCTGGAGATCGAGTTCAAGGAGGCTGCGCGTACCGACCGCGGGACGTTCCAGCAGGCGATCGACGCATGCGACGTGCGGATCGCCCGGGCGGTGCTGATGCCGACGCTGCTCGGACTGTCCGCCGGCCAGGACACGGGCAGTCTCGCGCGCAGTCAGACGGAAGAGTCGACGTTCGACATGGTGCTCGGAGGGGATACCCGGTCCGTACAGGACGCCATCAACGAGCAGCTTGTCCGTCCCCTGGTCGAGATGAACTTCGGCAAGCAGGAGGAGTACCCGAAGTTCTGCTTCAAACCGATGCGCGAGGAGGACAAGAAGGCGTTCGTCGTGGCGTGGGCGGACGCCGTGAGCAAGCAGGCGGCCAAATCCACGATCGAGACCGACAAGCACGTGCGATCCCTCCTGGGCTTCCCGGAGATGACCACGGAGGAGGAAACGGCAGCGAAAGAGGCAGAGAAGGCCGGTGTGGCACTCGCGGCGGCCGCCCTGAAGGGCGCTCCGCTTCCGGGCAAGGGGAAGGACAAGGGGAATGGGCAGGCCCCGCCTGAAGGCGACGTGGCGCCGCAGGACGGCAAACAGAAGGTCTACATGCTGACCACGCTGAACGCGCAGGAAGCGCGCAAGGCCTGGAAGGATCACGTCGACCAGCTCGACGGCCTCGAAGAAGACTCGAAGAGTGCCCTGTCGGAGGCGTTCTCCGGCGCGATCGAGGCCATGGCGATCGATTCAAAAAAAAAGTCCTGATGCGGGAGCGCCTGGTCCTCCCGGGTCCTGAGACCGGGAAGATCAAGCGGACCGTCAAAGGCATGCTACGGAAGGCCCGGGAACTCGGCGTCCTGCACATCGAGCAGGAACTAGGGCTGCAGCCCCGCACCTACGCGAAGAAGTCCCTCTTCCCGACGATGGACGCCGATCTCGACCGGTACGAGACGGAGAAGGCGTTCTGGATCACCGGGATCGTCAAGGAGGACATCCTCAAAGCCGCCCGGGGATACATCTTCAACTGGGCGAAGGAGCACCCGACGGAGAATGTCGCCGGAGAGGGATTCGAGGAGGGACTCTACAACCTCCTCAAGGAATGGCTACCGGCCGTGGATTCCTCCGGCCATACGCTCAACCAGGCGGCACGGAGCGAAGTGATCGCCCGGACGAACATCATGGACATGTACAACCATGCCCGCCTGACCATGATGCAGCGCCCGGAGCTTAAAGCGTGGGTTCAGGCGTACCGGTACACGGCGATCCTTGATTCCGTGACCACGCTGATCTGCCGGGGACTTCACGGGAAGATCTTCACGGACGAAACACTGAACGGTTTTTCGCCCCCCTCCCATTTTAACTGTCGCAGCATGCTTCTCCCGGTGACCCTGTTGGATGCGGGATGGCAGGTCGAGATGGCCGGGCAGGGACCGATCACGGTGAAACCGCAAGAGGGATTCGCCACGGGCCTTCCCTCCGCTCAGGAAGCCGAAGCGGCACGAGCAAGCCAGTAAAGGAGGCGCGAAGTGGCCGACGACGACAAGGCGAAGAAATACGCGCAGGACATGAAGGGCGTCGAGATCTTCTCCGCGGGCGTCTGGAACGGGGATCCGTACACGGAGGCCGACCTGGACGGGATCGTGTCCGCCTACGGCGAGATGCCCCGTCAGCCGCCCCTGAAGCTCGGGCACTCCGAGGCACAGAAGTTCTTTGGGCAGGCGGACGGGCATCCGGCGCTGGGATGGGTCGAGAAGATCTACCGCAGCGGGAAGAAGCTGCTGGCGGACTTCGTAAACGTGCCCGACACGCTGATCGGCATGATCCGGGACAAGAGGTACGACAAGGTCAGCGCGGAGATCTACTGGAACTACAAGCTCGCCGACGGGAAGGTGCTGCCGCGGGCGTTGAAGGCGGTATCGATCCTCGGTGCGGATTGGCCGGCGGTGTCGAACCTGCAAGATTTGCAGGCGGCGCTTCTGGGAGAAGCAGATCGCATCGTCAAGGTCTATGACGGAGACGACGCGGAGGTTCATTCCTACGACCACATTTCAGATGCGGGAGGTTTAGCGATGGAGAAAAAGGAATATGAGGACAAGATCGCGTCCTTGACGTCCGACCTGGCGAAGGCCCAGGAAGACGGAAAGGCCACGACAGCACGCGCGGATGCCGCGGAGAAAGCGTCCCTCGAAGCGGAGCTGAAAGTGTTCTCCCTCGAACTCGACGGACTCGTGCGGCAGGGGAAGATCCTGCCCGCGGAAGTCGAGGGCTACAAGAGCGACTTCCGGGCGATGGGCACGACCATCCGGAAGTACACCGAGGGCGGCAAGGAGATCGAGAAGGCCTGGGGAGAGAAGAAGCTTGACGAGCTCAAGGCCAGGCCGAAGCTGGTCGAGTTCAAGGAGCAGGCCCAGGGCGGGGACGACGACGAGAAGAAGAAGGCCCCGGCGGGCGAGTCCGTCTCTCAACTCACCGAGAAGATCATGAACGAGCGCAAATGCACCTACAGCGAGGCCCAGGAGGCGGTCCGCAGCGAGCGACCTGACCTGTTCGCGGCCTACGTCACACGCAAGGAGGACAAGAAATGAGCGTCTACGGACAAGGACTCGATGTCACGCTCGTCGCGGGAGCGGATCTCTCCGCGAAGCAGTACCAGGTGATCGGACGGCAGGCCTCCGGGGTCGTCACCCTGGCGTCCTCGCCCGACAACGTCTTCGGGATCCTGCAGAACAAGCCGCAGGCGGGCGAGTTCGGCACGGTCCGGGTGGACGGTCTCTCGAAGATCTACATGAGCGTGTCCCTCGGGGAGGGGGCGCTTCTCATGGGACACCTCACGACCTCCGGATTCATCGCTCTGGCGTCGTCCGGGTACTGCGCCTTCGGCGAGCTTTTCATCACGGCGGCTTCTGGCGGCTTCGGTACCGCATATCTCTACGGCGGCGCCCTGAAGCGCCTGATCCTGTAAGGGGGGAACAATGGAAACCAAAGAGAAGTCCTACACGCTGGAGAACGACGTCAAGGTCTGGAAGCGTTACGACGCGACCGGCCGCGACCTGCACGTCGACGTTCCGATGAGCCAGGCCATCATGAACTACCGCACCCAGGGCCTGGTCGGCGAGTTCATCTTCGCCGTGGTGCCCGTCAACAAGCAGACCAACCTCGTGCCGTACTTCCCTCTGGGCGAGTTCCTGCGCTCCGAGCGGTGCGAACGTGCTCCCGGAACGGACGCGAACATCGTCCGGTTCAACGTCGGGACCCTGGGGTACGCCTGCAAGAACTACGCTCTGCGGTTCCCGCTCACGATCGAGGATCGGGAGAACGCGGACGAGGTCTGGCAGATGCGGCAGAACGGCGCGTACCTGATCACCGACTGCCTCCGGATCGCGAAGGAAGTCCGGTGCTTCAGCACCGTCAACAGCACATCGAACGTCTCCACGGCTTTCGTTCCGACCTCCGCGTGGAACGCGGCCGCGAACGCGGGGAACCCCTACATCATGCTGTTCAACGCCCTGAACCAGACGCAGGATCTCACCGGGTTCCGGCCGAACAAGCTCGTGTTCGGGAAAACCGCGTGGAGGACGTTCATCCAGAACTCCGCCATCTCCGGGAAGCTGTTCCCGCACGGCGGCGGCGTTCCGAACCTCGACCAGTGCCGGTCGCTGCTCGACGTCGAGGAGGTCCAGATCGCGGACGGGTACTACTCCGCCGCCGGCACCACGCTCACGAAGTTCTTCGACGATGCGGTCCTCGGGTTCTACCAACCGACCGGTCAGGCGCAGCTCGGCCCCCGGCCGCGCGCCTACGCGACGATGCGTTGGAGCGTTCCCGGCATCCCGAACATGGCGGTGGAGGCGCTTCCGTTCGACGCCTACAAGAAGGCGGAGTTCATCGAGGTCGGCGTCTATGACGACGAGAAGGTCCTCGACAAGAACCTCGCGTTCATCTTCAAGGGCGTGAACTCCGCGCAGTAATCGTTCACCGACAACCCGCAACCCGACAAGGGGGGCCAGAAATGGCCTCCCTTTTTCATTTCCAATCAACCCACCGGAAAAGGGGAACGAAATGAGGACGCGATGGGAAAGGTTTGGGAAATGGCTGTTCGGTATTTTCTGGCCACGGCTTGAAACAGACGTAGAGATCCTAAAGATGCGGCTGGCGGCAACGCACGAGCGAATGCAGGCCCTCTACTGGGACGGGAAGGCGAAGGAACTGGCACAGGGAAGGATTGAGGCGCTTGAGGAGGCGGCCTACAAGCTCTCCTCGTGGGTTCTTTACCTGTGCAAGGAAAAAGAACATAAACCGGGATGCATTTGTCAGGGAGTCTGGGATTTCATCGGCAGTTTGGGTTTGAATCCACCGGTTGAGCAGATCAAAGCCTCGGTGGACAAGTTGGCCGAGGACCGGGCGAACGGGCCGAAGGAGGAACTGCCGGAGGGCCTCTTGTTCGATCATCTCGGCCGCCACGGTACGTTCCCTGATCCGGAGAACCTACCCGAGGCACTAAATCGAAAGATCCCGCGCGTGGTGTCGGCGAATGCCTGTGTGTACCACGGGATGGACCCGTTGGGATGGTGCCGGACGCACAACAAGCAGTGCCTCACGCCGGCGGAGTTCATTGAGCGCGTGAAATCCGCGCCGGGACCGGTGGCGTACAAGGGCTGCTCGCATTGCATGAAGCCGAAACACGAGTGCGTCTGCCCGGAGGGGTTCCGTCCATGACCCCCTACCGGAAAGTCGGATCCATCAAGAACCTCGAAATCGTCTCGGTATGCAACCTCGCATGTCCGTACTGCCCTGCCAGCATCCAGGGCGAGCACCGGGAAGTCGGCCTGATGACGGACGAGGTGTTCGATCGGTCGATGTACTGGCTCAGCAGATTCGTGAAAGCCGGTACGCAGCGGGAGCTGAACCTCTTCGGCGTGGGAGAGCCGCTGCTGCATCCGAAGGTCGTCCAGTTCGCAGCCGCCGCGCGTCGGATCATCCCCGGGTACATGGCGGCCCGGGGAGTGGTCCTGCGGATGAACACGAACGGGATCCTGCTCACCGAGCAGATCCTGCGGGACCTGTTCGACGCCGGGATCGACTGCATCGACCTGACCGACCACGACGCGAAGACGTCGATGAAAGCGGTCCGCATCTTGCGCGAGGTCACCGGACAGCCCGCGCCGAGTCAGGGACTCGGTACGAAGTGGGGATATTCGCGGGACGGGGTCATCAATCCGAATAACTGGGGAGGGCTGATCGACTGGACGCCGAGCGTCCAGTACCAGCGGTACGTCTGCCCGTGGCTCTCCGGGGGCTGCGTGATGGTGATGAGCAACGGGGACGTCACCCGCTGCTGCCAGGACGCTTTCTCGCGCGGAGTCCTCGGGACCGTCTGGGACGAGATCGACCAGGTCGACCACACCCCGTTCATCCAATGCCGAACCTGCCACGAGGACGTCCCCCCGGGGATGGAGCCGTGGAAGCCGCTGTCCGAGACGAATCCATACCTGAAAGATCCGGAGGAGCGGAAGAAGTGGCTCCACCTCACCGTCGAGAGTTCCGCGGCGGTCGAGGGAGTGCGCGTACCAAAAATTAAGGAGAAGGAGAAGATCTGATGAACGGAAATGTCAGGGTTATTTGTGAAACCGGCCGCGCCGATGATTTGAAACTTATCGACGAGGCGACAGGCCTGGAGGTTTTCAAGGGCGAGGTCGCATGGGCAAATCTTCGTTTCCGTCCAGGGCAACTCGCCGAATTGACCGTTTCGATTCACCCGAAGGTCAACCTCATCGCCGGAACGGTTCTGGAGGTGAGGGAATGAACTTCGTCATCGTCAGCCCGGGTATGCAGCACGACGGGAACACCCTCAAGGAACGATCGCTTGGCGGATCCGAAACCGCCGCAATCCAACTCGCGGAGGCGATTGCCGCGCGCAAGGACCCCTTCGGGGGGAAGATCCTCGTCACTGTTTTCTCGCCTTGCGACAAGCCGATCACCGTCAACGGGGTGAACTACATCCCGATCCAGGCCGCGAAGGAGCTGATCGCAGGCGCCGACGTGGATGTCCTTA